GAAGTAGTACCCGTTGCACATCACGCCGTGCTGGATGATGGCCGTCGAGTTGTTGTATCTGACGAACACGTTACAGTGCTTGGCCTTGAGCGCGCTCGCCTGAGTCTCCGACAGGTCCTCCGGGGTAACACCCGGCTCCTGCTTAAACATCAGGGTGATGGTAGTATTATTACCACCAAAATCCACCGTGAAGGCCCGGCCATACGCCGATGCCACCGCATAGGGGCTAGACGCTGAGTACTGGATGAACGTCCGGCTATAGGCGGCCGCGGACAGCAGATAGGCGAGATCAGTGGTCGACGCGGGGTTGAGCGTCGCCAAATCCTGCGTCGTGATGCCGTAGAGCCGGGTAGGGGAGGTGCCCTCGATATAGGCCGCGATGGCAGTGTGATCGCTGTTCGTCAGACTGGTGTCGGCATGCATGCAGCCGAACCAATCAGCCGACCTATCGGCCATAAGCTGCGTCGCGGCGAGCGGGGTCTCGGCGGCCATGCCCGCCGACTTGGACGAGGCGAGAGAACTTGTCAGCCCGAGCGTTGCCGCAACCTGCGTGCCGCTGCCGGTGTTGATGGCGTAGTCGACGCTGCTGCCGGTGCCTGTCGTCTTGCTGGTGACCGTAAACGTGCCGGTCGACGCGCTCCACACCACCGTGGCCTGCGTGAGCGCAGCGGCGATAACATCGGCCGCGCCGCCCAGCGTGGTGATCGAGTGGAAATCGAGGTTGGCGAGCGCCCGCGGAGTGCCGTCCACGGTGACAGACATGGCACCGGCAGTAATGGCCTGCAGGGTCGTCAGCAGCGCAGACTGCTCGCTGGCGTTGAACGCCTTGCTGATAACGTAGCCGCCGATGGCCGATCCGACGCGCCGCCCGACGTAAGCGATAGCAGGCTGCGGAGACTGAGAGAAGAACAAGTCTGCGGCCAGATATTCCGGCGCGGTCGTGCCGAAGTCGTCCGCCACGCCGTCGAGGGCGGCATACTGCCGGATGCGCTCAGCCGGTCCGATAACGCTGGACGTGCCGATGATCAGCAATGCGCCGAAGTTGCGCGTCGCCGCCGCGATCGGCTCGATCGTGGACTGGACATTGACGACATCTGCGACCGAAAGCGCCATTCTAAGTACTCCAAGCAACCCGCACGTCAGGCGTCACGACGTCGCCATCGGCCGAAAGGATGTTTCTGACGAGGTATTCCCGGTCAACGACTCGCCGCAGTCTGATCGGCACGTCTAACCTCATAAGCCATTGCAAATTGAATGGCTCAGGCACTTGCCGCATGTCGCCGATACTGATGAGAGAAAGCCCGGTCCCGAGAAGGGGCTCGCTATTCTGTGCGATATACGCTCCGTCCATCAGGCGCTGTGCATAACCCGGCCCGAGCGGCCCGTAGAAAGACGCCAGAACTTCCAGAGTCTTATGCCGTCTCAAATGGTCGCGCCCGAGCCCGCCGTCGGCGGCTCCGTCATGCGTGATGACGGGAAACCCGGCTTCAGGCGACTCCGACAGCACGCCAATTGCGCACCAAGTCGTGCCAATGTCCGGCTGCGCAGGCGGCTGCTGTTGCCAGCGTGGGCGCACCAGCGTCCCATCGAGCCCGGTGATTCCGACGACCCATTGCTGCAGCACCTGCGCAAGGTCGGCACCCTCAAGCGGTTCTGTCGGCGGGTCAGCGGGGACAAGCGCCCCGGCGGCGGTGCTGTCGGTCATTCTGTGGGCGATTTCATCCGGCACATGGCTTCGACGAAACCAACGCCCCAGTTGCGGTAGTCGTTGACCTTCTCAACACGCCACTGTTTGCCAGCCCAGGTGATCTCGTCCGTCTGCGTCGCCGAGCGCTCGATTAGACCGTACGTCGTCAGCACGGTAATCGTTCCCGACCCGCGCTCAGCCTCTGGCAGCACTTCCAGAATGCGCCCGCCAGCAGGGTAGACTGCGGCACGGACGTTGATCGTCGACGACGTCGCCGTGACAACGCCGTAGGCGTTCACGGTCTGCGTCACCCGAGTAACAATGATGGTGTCGACGAAATCGGGGTCAGATAGGAGCGCCGAGACGTCAATAAGCGCCATCTACTTCGCTCGCCGGATCACGTAAGTAATCGCCGCCAGCAACTTTCCGGTATCGATCAGCGGCTTCATTTCCCCGGTACGCCCGCGGCGCGCCCTGGCTGCCACAGTCGACGGCTTCAGCGGCGCGAAAGGACCCGATGCGATCTTTGCCCGCACGGCATTGACCGCAATGAGCCCGGCCTCATGCATGCCGCTACCCACAGCCGTGGAGTCGCCTTCGGTCGCCAGTTTCGCCGCTGCCCGCAGCCGCGGGATTACGTGGGGCATTGCATCCGAGACGCCCGGCACCAGGAACGGGCGGGCGGGAATGTTTGCCCCCGGCGCGCCGAATTCGTGGATGTACCCGAGCGTGGCGTTGTCGACCGGAGAGTCCGACCGCATCGCGTCACTAGCCGGCACCCCCACCAGCACCTGTGACCCGGCAATCGTCCGGACAGATGCCAGCACCTTAGCGACGCTGTCCTTCGTGACCTTGATGGTCGCCTTCACAGCTGCGTCCCGCCGGCCCCGATCAACCGCGCCAGCCGGATGAACCGCGCGCCGTAGGTGGTGAGGCTCCATGCCCCAGCGTCCCGCTCGGCAGACAGGCTGGCGTCATACCCGACGCTGATCGGGCCGACCGACTTGCTGGTCATCAGCCCAGGCGCTCCGGGAATTCCCCCGGCCGCAGTAGATTTGGCCGCCAATTGCTCCAGAGCGAGGTTGTGCGCAACGTACAGCCCCGTCCCCAGGTCGAGCAGGTCAACCCACTTGTCGGCTGGCAAAAGGCTGCCGGCCAGCGTCAACCAGTACTGCACCTGCGCGTCAGGGTAGGTCGTAGCCGACGCGAACGCCGGGAATGCCGCGCGGAACCCGCTAATATCCATCTGCCTGCATCTTGTCCGAGAGCGCCTCAACCAGCCCGGCAACGTGCTGTGCGCCGATCGCGCCCTCGAAGACGGCCTTGTTGACCGCCTCGGAGCCCATCAGCCGGATCAATGCCGCGATCGCCTCGCCGAGGTCGACGTCGTTCTCGTAGCCGCTGCCAGGGCCCGTGTCGTACTGGAGGTTCAACACGAGCATCGGCGTGCGATCTAGCCGTCAGGCAGATAGGATGACTTCGGCGGACGGCCAGGACCGCGCTTCGGCGGCATGACCGGCTCCGCGTCGTTCGGTTCGGCGACCGCCACGTCACCACCGGCGGCAATTACTGACTTCGCTGCCTCGTCCGCCGCAGACTGCGCCTCGGCGGCTTTCTCCGCGAATTTCTTCGCGTCCTCGACTGCCTTCTCGGCAGCAGCGCGGGCCATCAAGGCGTACTCGACACTGCCGATTTTCGGCACCGGCGGCGGGGCGTCCCGAAGGTGCGCGCGGACGAACCAGTGATCGGCCACCTCCTGAGGGACGCTGTGCTTGCCGACGTCGAAGACCTGCAGCGTCCCGTCGTTATGGGTCAGGAGGAATTTCTTGCCGACTTCGATATCAGGCATGAGGATTTAGATCCCGTCAGCGTATGCGACAGTCTCCGGCCGCACGATTTCAACCGCGCCGAGCCGGCCGTAGTAGGTGGTGCGCTGCCAGATTTCCACGAACTGCACGGGGGTGTTCATGAGCATCGTCATCGGGAAGCGGACGTAGTCGTAATCCTTGTAGTACGCTACCATGCGGTCAGCGCTCGCGGCTCCGCGGCCGGTCAGCCACTTGACCGGCTGAACGTCCAGCGGCACGCCGTTGTAGGCGTAGCTGATGCTGTTCGTGCGCAGGAACTCCAGGATCGAGACGTTGCCGGCGCTCGAAACCTTCTGGCTCAGCAGGTAGCTGAACTTCTGCGGCGGCAGCAGCAGGCGGTTCGGGCAGATCGAATAGCCGGACGCGGCATAGGCGTTCGTCAGGAACGTGTTCACATCCCGCAGGATCTGGTCCGCGGTCTTGTTCGTCCACAGCGGCGAGCTGCCGGTGCCGTCCGACAGCACGTTGGTCGGGGTGACGTCGGTGCTGTTCAGCAGGCCGTAGACGCCGAGATTGGTGTCGCCGATGTACACCTGCTCGTCGGTGTCCATCTGAAACTTGTTGCGGATGGCGAGCAGCTTCTGCTCGTCGACCGGCCGGCCTAGACGCATCGCCGATTCCAGCTCAGGAATCGTGAAGGAGGCGGTCATGCCCCAGAGGGTGAGGGGGGTAGCCTTCTTGCCGATATCCAGCGCGACGCCCTGGATCGCATTCGCCTCTTTGCTGATCCAGTTCTTGCCGTTGTTGTTCATGCCCGGCGCCGCCCAGTTGGACAGCGAGAAGCTCGACACCTCATCGGCGATCGTCACGTCGTTGCGCAGATCGATGTCCCGCGTGTACGTGCACGAAAACAGCGGAAGGTGCAGCTTGGGGTCGAGGCGCTCCAGCTCGCCGATGAGGAAAGACCCCGTGCTGTCCAGCGTCCGCTGGTCGAAGGTCTGAAAGGAGTCGCAGGTGCGGACGGACCGCAAGACTTTGCGGTCTCGGGTGGAAATCAGCATTTAGGGAGGCTCCATCTACGGGACGGGCCGTCATCACGACGGTCCAGAGCGCTTGCCCAGAGCGCCTATTCAGGGCGCAATTAGTAGGGGGTGTACGAAATCTCGACGTTGCCTTTGGCGTCGGCCGGGCCCATGAAGGCGGCACCCACGATGGCGACGCAGTTGCCGCTATCGGCACCGTCTTCGAGCTGTCCGACAACCTTGCCGCTCGCCGCAGTCGTGCGAACGTAGACCTGTCCGTCGAGCGCGCCGGTGCCCTGCGCGAGCTTCACGGTCATGTAGCCGCGGCGCATGACGCTGATCACGCCAGACGTCGGGGGCGTGCTGGTGCCCAGCGGGTCGGCCGAGCTGTTCGTCGGGTTGGCGCGAACCAGAAAGCCGTAGACCACAGTCGCAGCATCGCTCGCGGCGATCGGCTGCAGCTTGCCCGACACGACCTTGACGGGATTGCCGTAGACGGTCGGCGGAGTGCTGGAGTCGATAACCTGCGCCTCGATATTGCTGTCATTCAGGCGAGTGACAGTGCCGGGGATTCCAGAATCGGCCCGGTAGAGAAAAGCAACCATTTCCAATTCCTCGCTTACTTGCGGGCCCACATCGCCGCAGCCTTGGCGGCGAAGTCCTCGACGGTCGCAGGCTTGCGGTCCTGCGTGCTGGAGAAGGTGACGCCGGTATAGGGGCGGCGATTGTTCGCATCGCGGACCAGCGCGCCAGCTCCGACGAAGACGCCGTAAACGGCATCGCAGGTCATGGCGTCGAAGGCGGGCTTGCGGCCGGCGAGCACCTTGGTGATGACCTGGCGCTTTTCGGCGTCGGCGAACGCGCCACGAAGGGCCCGGCGGCGCAGTGCACAAAGAGCGTCCGCGGTCTTCTTGGACGAAGTCTTGGCGTCGAAGGTCGGCAGCCCGATACCCGGCGACAGGATCTCTGCGACGGAGAGCGTCTCGCGGAACTCTTCCGCCAGCGCGCGGCTGTCGCCGACGACGATCGGCGTCTCGATGCTGACAGGCGGCTTCTCCAGCGCCTCCAGATTGCCCTCGTCCGAGCCCGGCTGCTCCAACTCGACGGCGGGCTCGACCTCTCCGGCATCGTCTTTGACGAAGCGCGCAATGCTGTCGCGCATCTTCGCGATCGAGTCCTCGATGCGGTCCATGCGCTCGTTGACGGCAGCGATCGGATCCTCGTCCGCCGTCTTTTCCTTGTCGTCCTTGTCGTCGTCCGGCTCCGGGTCGGCGTCGTCGGTCTTCTCTTTCTCGGCGTCCGGATCGGGATCGTCATCCCGCGTCAGGTGCGTGTGGACATGAATTTCCGGCACGGACGAGCCCATGTGCTCTTCAAGCGCATCAGCGTCCTTTGCCTCGACCGCCTCCAAGATGCGGGCGGCTCGCGTCTTCCTGGCGGCCATCTTACTGTCTCCTATTGCACACACAGGGCCGCATCGGCCCGCCTTCACGATTGCCACGTGATTCCCAATGATGTTGAATTGCCGGGCTTCCCCAGCTTCGATCTGCTCGTAGTCGGCGCTATACCCGCACGAGACTTCGCGCTTGCCGGCGATGACCTCGCGGATCACCGGATCAACGGTGATGAGCATGTCGGCGACCAGAAGCTCGCCATCGCGGCGGACGTTCTGCACGGTGCCGCAGGCGTACTGGCGCCAGTTCTGCGAGGTGATGTCTTCCGTGGGATGGTCATCAGAGACCGGCTTGCCCTCGAACGAGGCCCGCGTCTCCTCCGTAAAAACGTCGTCTGCCTGCCGTGTGATGCGGATAATGCCGTCACGACCAGCATCGAGATGCGGCAGCTCGGTCGATGCGTAGTACATCTCGCCGGTGCGCGCGATAGGCACTTCCTGGCACAGCAGATAGCCCTCTGGCGTCAGGCTGCGCTTCGGCCCGATCTTTTCGGTCGTGTAGTAGATCACTGGCGGACTAGCCCGGAGGGTGGTAGAGTTCTAGGCCTATGCGGCGGCGTGGAAAGCAGACACGCGGTCTTGTGGTGTCGCCACGTACCCACAACGCCTGAGTGGCAAGCGGGAGTAGCGCCCCGCCCGCATAGGATGCCGGTGTAGCTCAGCGGATAGAGCGACCGCCTTCTAAGCAGTAAGCCGCAGGTTCGAGTCCTGCCGCCGGCACCATCTTCCTATCCCGCAGCCCGCGCGCCGATCTCCGGCAGCACGGTCTCTGGCCAACACCTGCAATTCGGCAGCGAGCCGCAGTGGCCAGTCATGCCGTCCAGCGTCGGCGGGCGATCCCAACGGACGAACTGCCCTTCCATGTGCCGATGCGACGGCCGCACAGCGCCATCTCGCGCCGTGCGCCAGATGTACCCGGTAGAGCCGACATACTCGGCCCGCGCCTGCGTCAGCGTGGTGGATGCTCGCCCCGCCTCGGTGCGGGCTATCAGCGTCGCCCGGCGCTTGGTGATGCCGGTCAGGTCCATGATGCGCTCGGCGATCTGGGCCGGTCGCTCGCCCGTCAGCAGCCCCTGGCGCGTCCACTCGTGCACCTTCTGCGCCGCGTCGAGCGGGATTGATCGGATCAGCCCGACCTGTTGCTCAAGCAGTGCTGCCTGCGCGGCTCCTGTCGGGGCGCGCTGTAACTCCTGCCGCAGCGCTGTTGACATCTGCGCTGCGTACTGGCGCCACGCCTTGGCGTTCCGGCTCGACACGTCCGCGAGCATCCGTCGCGCCACAGCCCGCGCCCACGGCCCGATCAGTTCGCTGTAAGACTGCAGCATCTCGCCGATGCGCTGCGCGGCGTCCGGCGTACCCTCGGGAAATGCCCGAATGATGTGCCCGACCTGCTCCGCCACAGCCCGTAGCTGCCGGGCGTATTGCTGCTCGGCCGCGCGCGCGGTGCGGAATGCCGCATGGGCTCCGGTGCCGGCGTCGTCCCGCGTTAGGATCATTACAGATACACGCCGCCGGGGAACAGCACCGTCTGCTGCCGGATCACGTGCTCCGGGTATGCCTGCGGCACGTCAGGCGCCGGCTCGAACAGCTTCTGCTCGATCAGCGCCTCGGCTTTGAGGCTGTCGTCGGTGTCGACGGGGTCGTCCTCCGGCACCGGCGGCTCCTCCCCATGAACAGGGGGCATCATCTCGTTCGCCGACGGCGGCTCTTCATCTGCCGCGTCGATGTCTTCGTCGGTGATGTTGGTCCACAGCCCGAAGCCGCGGCACGTCTGGCGCAACTCGCGAAGCACCGTCTGCGCCGAGACAACGCCAGCATCATGCGCCGCCAGCACGGTCGCCGTGACCTTTTGCGCGCAATCAGCTTTCTCGGATTCCTTCATCTGCCACAGCGGCTCGAATGCGAAATTGAATCCGTCGTCCGGCGGGCGCCCAAGCTCGGAAACGTGCATCACCGACAGCAGGCGCGTAAGCGGCGAGCGCAGCCGCATCTCCTGCTGCTGGATGATGAAGTTGTAGTAATTCTCCCAATCGCTATCGCCGGTGCTGTTCAGCCCTGCCGGCGATTGTCCGAATAGCCGCACCAGCGGGATATTCATGGCGCCGCTGATCTGCTGGCCGAACTGCAACAGGACGTCGCTCAGGCCGGTGAAGGCGTAGCTCGCGGCCTCGATCTCGTCCGTCGCGTCGATAACCGTCAGGCCCTCTTGCGAGCGGAACCGGCGGATGTTGTCAATTTGCTCCACAAGCGCGGTGAACGCCTTGCCGCCAGCCGCCACCACCTCGCGGTAGCCGTCGATCTTCAGCGTCTGCAGGTACGCCCGTCCGGTAAGCTGCGCCGCTCCGAGCGACGCGCTGTCGTAGGCCACCATGCGGTCGTACAGGCGCTCGACGACGCTCTCGCCCCAGCCATTCTCAGTGAGCCGCTGCCAGAACGGCAACTCGATGCCGTCGATCCGCATCACGCGGGAATAGTGGATGGGCTGGTTTGCAAACCCACTTCCGTCGGCCAGAACGGTGTAAAACTCGGGCTTTCCGTAGTCTTCGCCGAGGTCGGTGACCAACCGGTTGATGCTCGGCTGAACCATCCAGCGGTCGAGCACATGCAGGCCGCGGAACTGCCCCCGCCCGATCGTCTCGATGCGCAGCGGCGTGGCCAGATCCTGCCCGTCGATCATCATAACCGCGAGCGCTCCGCCGTAGAGGCGGGACCATTTGATCGTCTCGCAGAGCTGCGGCCAGATGCGCAGGCGCCGCTCGGCAGACTGCAGCGCCTCGATATCCTCCGGCGGCAACTCGGTGCGATATTCGATGCCGGCGCGCGTCATATCCTCGGCGACGACGTCGACAGCCTGACCGACGATCCACGATCCCCGGTACATGAACTCCAGCTTACGCGGGATGCGGCTGAGGTACGTCGGGGTGTAGGTCGTCGCCGACAGCAGGTTATCTGCGCCGATGCCGAGCCTGGATTCCAGGTTCTGGAACGTATCGACGGCCCGCGTCCGCGCGGCTACCCGGATGCGGGGCTTGTCGGTCATTGCTTACTTGCCGCCACCTGTTTAAGACTACGGAGGACTACTCTCTGTGAGATGGAACAACAGAAATGGCTAGATTCTCGTTCTCGCGACTTGATGAAAGACTCAAGAGCAGCGGAATCATCATCACAGATGATGATGGAAAATGGGAAATCGGTATAGACGCGGATTGCCGTGGCCCAGAAGATACTGCACAACCCCCGGCCGGAGATGTTACCAAGAATCGGCCGCCCGAATAGTGGGTAGCGCGCCTACTCCTTGATGATTAATGCTGTCCATGACGTAATTACATCGATGACATTTATCGATGTCTCGTTATCGGTCATTGCGACGCCAGCCTCTTCCAAATGCCGATGCTGCCGCTCTGCTGGATGTATCCCGCTAGGCTATAGCGCAGCGCATCGACGCAATGGTTATCCGCATCGATAATCTGCGGCAGCACATCGCGGGTCTTGCGATCCACCTTGTAGCTGTACCGACGCGCTTCCCGCGCCGTGTTCTCGCACCGCTCGTGAATCACGATGCGGTTGAACCCGCGCAGGTAGGCTATGCCGTCTTCGACGCTTCCGGCCCACTTGTCGGCAGCCGAGATATTGAATCCCTGCCCCCGCATGTAGCTGATCGTCTCAGGGCGGGCGCAGTCGGCCTTAATCGGCCAGCGCCGCGCTGTCGGCACGCGGTCGAACAGTTCAGGCGTTCGATCGATATCGCAGCCCACGGCGTAGGCTTCGTAATCGATCATCAGGTTGTTTTCGCGTTCGTCGATCCAGCATCGGACGAGAACGGTAGGGTCCTGAGAAAATCCCCAGTCTGCGCCGTGGTAGAAACGCACGAGATGCTCTGGTGGCGTCTCGAATTCCTTGATTTCGTACTTGCCGCGCAGGATCGTTGCAGACGAAATCCGCCGGCACTTGCCTTCCCAGACGTTGTCGTAGGCGTCTGGATCGGTCCGCAGCATGTGCCGACGCTCATCGTCGAGCACCTTCGGAAACCACGGGTTATCGCGCCAGTTTATCTCGACCACGACCGCGCCGGGCGGCGGGTTGA